TTATTCTTATCCTCTGTTGCTTTTGGTGTAACTGTATATCTCATTTCTCTCTTTGCAGTTATAGGATCAGTATTTGTATAGTAATCAACTTCAACTTTTTTGATAAGACCTGTTGAATTATCAGCAATTTTACCGAATAGATATGTCTTGGCAGTAAAGTTTAATGTGTAAATAAGTGCTCTTCTTGTAGAAAAGTCTCCTTCATAATCATCTACAAAAGAAACATTATTTAAAACTATAGGCACATCTCTTTTTTCTCCAATAGAACTAATTAAATCTATAGTTACATTGAGAGATGGTTGAAAAAATGGTAATATTTGTTCTACGATCTGTAATGCATCATCATTTAATTTACAATATACGTTTAACTCAAACCCAATATTATAAGGGACAGGCATAAAAACTTTTCTCATTGTTGAAGATGCTTTATCAACTGCTTTGAAAGTCTGAGTTAATCCTGTTTTTCTAGTTCCATCATAATTTAAAGATGTCATTTCAAAAGACATTCTTGGTAAAGATATTGCTACTGCTTTGTTTAACTGTGATTGTTGTGTTAATCTTGCTAAAAATTTCTGTCTTGGAGCATATGCTAATGGAACCCTCATTTCATCAACAAGATTACCTGTTTGTCCATCAAAATGCTTAATATAAATTTGATTGAACAATGTTCCGAAAGATACAATTGTCTTTCGCATTATTTCGTGGTAGTAATGACTTCCTAACATTAAACTTCACCAAATGGGTTAACTTCTGTAAAATCTAAAATCATATCTGCCTCTCCCTCAAACAAATCATTTTGATCATAATCATCTATATTTTGAACTGATCCTGCTGCAGGTACTTCAGAGAGTAGCATATACTTATCTAAAACATATATAGCACCTGAAGATTGTCCAATAAGTTTCTCTCCTGCAAAGAATGTTCCATTTTCTTGTCCAACTTGTAAAACTCCTTCATCCTGATCCCAATTCTTAACTCTTGCACTTACACTAGAACTTGAACCAATAACAACTTCATTGAACCAGAATGTTCCATATCCTACATTTCCAGAAAGTGTTGCAGGATCTTGTACTAATACTGTTGCTGGTCCAAGATAACCTGCACCTGGACTGGTGATATTAACACGTTCGATATCATTAGCTGCATCATCAAGAACAATAACACCAGTGGCAGTTGAAAATCCAGACTCTCCATCTCTATCTCCAATAGTATTAGCAATGCTTACTGTGGGTGGTACAGTATATCCAATACCTGTTTTAGTAAATGTTATGCTAGTAATTTCTCCACCAGAACTAACATTTCCAAATCCTTCTGCAGTTTGACCAAGTGGAGGATCAATAGTAACACTAGGAGCAGATAGATATCCTCCACCCATGGTTAGAATTTCAAATTCACTTATTTGACCGAAACCATTTAACTTAGCTCTACCAGTTGCTGTAAACTCAGCAGGTGTTCCAGTTGGAGCACCAACCGATATGGTTGGCACTGTCAAATAACCTGAACCAGAAGATCCTATAGAGACACTATTTACAAAACCCTCGCTAATTGTTGCTGTTGCTGTTGCTCTAAAATTAGTTGCAACACCAATAGGTGTGTCTATAACTGCAGAATTTATAGCAGTTACTATTCCTGTTAAAGTAGAACTACTATTAACTAAAGATACTACTCTTCCATTTTCAATAGTTGTATCAATACTTAGTTCTTGTTCAGAACCTATTTGATTTTCAAAATCATCGTATGTAATTGTGTTAGAATCTATAGTATAAGTAGCGATTCCGCTTGTTGGAGGTAAAGATGATCCTGATCCAACAACTATGGTTGAAAATATATCATCTACGACAATACCACTATTAAGTGAATTCTTAAGAATAGGTGGAGTTAAATTAGCATTAGTTATCAGTTCCTTATTTCCTGCTGTTGGGTAAAATCTAGATGCATAATCTCCACCATCTACTGATAAAGATATTAGTTGAGATCCAGATACAGTCTTAGATTCTATATAAGCATAATGCCAAGCATCATCCCTTACAGATCCACCAACGGTAGATGCAATGGATACTGTTCCAATACCTAATTCTACGTTTCCATTAGCATTTATTCTTAAATTAGTATCCTCTGCTTTACTTCCATTACTGTCTTTGTTTAATTCTAAGAATGTTGAAACACCTGTTGTGGAACTTTGAGTTTTAAAGAATAATTGAACAACACCCTCGGCTCCAAGAGTAGTTTGATTTTGATGTGTTAAATTTCTATCATTATCAGCATCAATTAGTTTCCACGCAACATTTCCATATTTTGGAGATGTAGCATCAAAACCTGCAGATAATGTGAGATATTTTATAGTTAAAGTTGGTGGACTTAGATAATATCTACCCGCACTGGTTAAACTATAAGAAAATGTAGTTATACCTAAATTAGAAATATAAGAAGTATTTGCAGTTGCTGTAGATGCAATTCCAGTAGGAGCATCAACTGTTAATATTGGATTTCCAGTATAGAATTGTCCAGAAGAAGCAATAGATACAGTCTCTAAATTTTCATTAGAATTTATTGTAGCAGAAACAACTGCAGTTGATCCAACTCCAGTAGGAGCAGCTATTGTTACTGCAGGTTCTACACTATACCCTATACCTGCATTATTAACAGAAAGACTTACTAATTTTTCATTTGCAATTGCTGTATTTGCTGTTGCTTGTACAAATCCAGAACCAGATGGAGGAGTTATTGTAATTCCAACTTTTCTTTGTGGTGCATAATTACTTCCACCATCACTTAGAGTTATTCCAGTAACTATATTATTTGAAATTACTGCTGTTCCAGCTGCTCCAGTAAATGTAGGACTTCCAAAAGTTATAAGAGGAACAGCAGTATATCCATCTCCAGAAGAAAGAATAATTGCTCTACTTATACCTTGTCTAAGGGTTTCTATACCTACAGTTGCAGCTGCACCAACACCCCCACCACCAGTAATTGTAACTGTCGGTTCCTCTGTATATCCTTTACCCGCATCAGTTAATACAATTTCTTTTATTGATCTTGCACCCCCGATAGAAGTTGTAATTGCAACTGCTTTAGCAGTTCTACCACTACCAGGTGCATCAGAAAATGTTACTGTTGGTGTTGAATGATATCCGTATCCTTGATTATTTAAGAATATATTTCTTACATAACCAGTTGCCATATCAACTCCAATAGTTGCGGTATTTCCAAAACCAATCATCTTAAGATTGATGATTTCTCCTATATTGGATACTTTATTATCAATTGTTTCTATGCCAGTATCAATAACTTCATTCTCATATTCAAAGAGTTCACATTGCAGTTCATAAACATAATTCTTTTGTAATTGATAGAATGGATTCTCATGCTCTACAAATTTAACTTCAAATAATCTACCCCCTAATGGGAAGTAAATCAAATCTCCTTCTCTAGGTCTGTGTGCGAGTTCTGTTTCATATGCATCTCCCATTGCCAAGAATGGTGCAATATAATCTTCCCATCTTTCCTTAGATATGGTTACAACTAATTCATCCTTAAGTTGCATTCCAAACTTAGTTAATACATCTCCACCACCAGTATATCCATCATATGTGTTTACATATGCTTCTATTAAAAAATTATCGTCAAATTCTGAAGACTGTATTTCTTGAAAAACTTGTTTTCTATTTTTTATCTCTCTTGGTAAGTAATATACCTCAATACCAAACATCCTCAACTGTTCGTTGACGAGATCTTGTACAAGTCTTTGTTCTGATGCAGATCCTTGAAGGAAGAATGGATTTAATGGCATTATCCTATCATATCTAAAGGTGGTAATTCGTAAGTTGATGACATTTGATCTCTGATAGCATTAACTTCTTCAACACCATCTTGATAAATTTCCCTACCATTAAATTCTATTCCACCAGGTAGTTTTACTCCTCTAAATTTAATTAAATTTTGTCCCCATTGTTTTTTGATAAGGGCAGTGCAATATCTCTTTAAAAAACTATCATTGAAAATATT